TTTCAATGCGGTCGACTGGATGAACCAGGGCGAACACTCACAGGACTCAGACGATAAGGACCTGTATCAGTATTGCAACAACTTTTACCAGATGCTGGCGACCGGTTTTGTGGCGGCGCTGGCTCCGCAGGTGCCAAAATCCAAATGGATGCCGGAGGATGCTGAGCAGCTCTCAGATGTGACGACTGCCAAGGCGGCACAGACGCTGATCGACATCATCGAGCAGCAGAACCGGGAACAGTCGCTGCTCAAGCAACAGTTACTGTATCTCTACACGACCGGAGCGGTCTTTCGTCATACCCGCTACGTGGTGGACGCGGAGCGTGCAGGCACTTCGCGAGAGCCGGTCTTCAATGAGACGGAGACACAGTTAGCGCCCGATCGCTACCACTGCTTCCATTGCGGCGCGACTTCGCCGGCAGATGCGATGCCTGTGGGTGGGCACCAATGCCAGCAATGCCTGCGGCCGCTGGGAGACGACTCGTTCTTTCCGGCTGAGTATGGGCCAGTGATTCAGAAAGTGGGCGAGGAGGAAGTACCCAACGGCATGGTGGCGCAAAACCTCTACAGCCCGCTCGAGGTGGACTGCGACCCGGGGGCGAACAACCTGCGGCAGACGCCGATTCTCAACCTCGAGGTCGAGGTTCACGTGGGAGCACTACGGGCGGCGTATCCCGATATGTACGACCAAATCGCGGCGAGCGCGACCAGTGAGCTCTCGGCCAACGGAAGCATCGACCGCATTGCCAGGCAGCAGGTGTATTCGCAGGCGGGGGCGTCCTCGAGCATCTTGCAGGATCAGCGGCCAACACTGTCGCGAACCTGGATTCAGCCCTGGGCCTTCGATCTGGAGGATGACCGGGAGTTCGGCGAGCGGATGCGGGCGACGTATCCCAATGGCCTGCTGTTAGTGAATACCGGCGCCACTTTTCTTTCGGCACGCGAAGCATCGCTGACCAAGGAGTGGACGTGGGCGGGCACACACGAGGGATTCGGCCTGTTTCCACCCTCGATCGGCGATATTGTTGTGCCCTTTCAAAAGCGCTACAACGATATGGCCAACATCCTGCATGAGTTCATGGACCGCTGCTCCTCGGGAGTGACGCTGGCCAATGCGGATCTGATCGACACCAAGTCGCTGCAGGGCAAGCCGATGCTGCCCGGGGTCCTGAACCTGGTGAAGCTGAAGCGGACGGGGGCTCCTGGTGCGGTGCGCATGGCCGATGCGCTCTACCAGTTCCAGTTCCAGATGCATGAAGAGGCTTTCAGCTACCTGGATAAGCTGGCCTACAACGCACAGATGTTCGCCGGCATTCCTCCGCAAGTGTATGGCGGCGCGGGCGACCCATCGGTCGAGACCTTCGGCGGGCAGCAACAGCAATTGAATTCTGCGCTGGGCAAGCTGAACATCTATTGGGAAAACCTGAAGGAGGAGCACGCGAAGGCCGATGAGCTGGCGGTGAATTGCGCCAAAGACAATCTCACCGCCGATATGCGGCAGGTCATTCTGGAGCGGGGCTCAGAGTTCCGCAATGATTACATCCGGCTCGACGACCTGCAAGGCAGCGTACATGCGTATGCGGATACCGACCAGGGGCTTCCAGTCACCGCGGCGGAACTCCGCCAGCGATGGATGGATTTGATGCAGGCCGCGGCAAGCAATCCTCTGGCACAGGCGATCTTCGATGATCCAACGAACCAGGAGCAGGCGGCCACGGCGCTGGGGGTTCCGAATATGGTGGTTCCGGGCGCGGCGATGCGTTCCAAGGTATTGCAGATCATTGAGCGGCTGTTGGAGGCCGAGGCGGTGCCCGTGGTCGACCCACGGACGGGACGACCGACCGGACAGGTAAGGCCAACAATTCTTCCGGATAAGGCTATCGACGACTTCACAGTGCTGAAGCAGGTTGTCCGGCAGTACTGCCAGGAGAATTCAGATATTCCTGACGATAACCCCGCGGGTTGGCAGAACCTACTGGCGTATTTCACGGCGGCGGTCGCTTTCGAGACACAGCTGATGGCGGAGCAGGCACAACAGAAGGCTGTGGTGGCGCAGGCGGGTTTGTTGAAGCCGGCTCAGCCGCTGGAGATCCCTGTGCATGAGATCGATGATGTGGTTAACACTGTGGGTGGGCTGATGCATCTTCCGCCTGAGGCTACTTCGGGGAATATTCAGGGCCAGGTGCAGGCGGCGAACGCGCTGATTAAGTTGGCGGATGAGCTGCAGGGTTAGTGGGTAGAACAGCGGTTACGCCCTCTCGCATAAAGCAACGGAAACCATCCTGATTTTTCCCACGTACCCCGGTGCGAACGTGGGGCACCCGTCTTGCTCCAGCTCTTTGGCTGCAGCCGGATTAGAAAGCAGATCCTACTATGACTGAAGCTACCATCGCGGCTCCCGCTCCGGCGGCGGCACCTATTTCCCCGGCAAGCACGGGGCAAGCTGCGGCCGCGCCTGCACCTGCAGCGGCTCCCGCGTCTACACCTTCCACTCCTTCCTATGGGGGATCGGTTCCAACCTCTAAGGTCGATCCAGGCAAGTTTCCCATTCGCGAAGACTATGCGGCGGCGCTGCTCAAAGAAAAGCTGGCTGCGATTCCCGCGGTTGAAGAACAGCCTGGTGTGAGTGATGAACTGATTGCCGTCGTGGACTCTGCGCCCGAGTTGGTCACGGACGAAGCTCCGGCGCCTGTAGCCGTCACGGATACGGACGGCGTGACGAAAGATGCACCGGCCGTCACGGAAGAAGAGGATTTTCAGCTCGAGTTGGAGGCCATCGTAACGCCTGAGGTTCTGAGCCAGATGGTCACCGACAATCCTGAGTTTGGCAAGTTGCTCGAGGCGGACGCGAGGCTGAAAGGTCAGCTTTACAAGACGGCACGCGAGGCAGCGGAGCTGAAACCCTACCGCGAAATCTTTCCCGACCTCGATTCAGCGAAGGCGGCCCAGGACTATTCGTCCACCTGGATGGACGTGCGCGAGACCTTCCTTGGGTCGATCACCCGCGAAGGCACGATGGCCTCGCTCAGCAAGATCGCGGAACTTTCTTACGAGCGCGACGCTGACGGCAACGTGATCATGCAGAATGGCAAGCCGGTCATCGGCGAAGACTTTTTTGGATTTGTCGACAACGTGGTGGAACTCGATCTCGAACACCGCGCACAGGATGTAACCGCACGCCTCAAGGCGAACCAGTATCGCTCTGAGGAGGAACGCACCCGTGACCAACGGGTGAAAGACGCACTGGAGGTCCTCAGGGAAGAATCCGCGGCCACTTCCCCCGCGATAGAGGCCCAGCCAGAGGCGCTGCGACGCAAGGCAGATGAGCTGGACCGGAGAGAACGCGCATTGAATGAGCGCCAGCACGGCGAGAAGGTGGAGGAGAGAAGGTCATTCGAAAGCGGATTGCAGACTGAGGCCCAAACGCGAATCCACGACGGCATCAGCAGGATCATTGCCAACGTGGAAAAGCAGGGCGGCGTCGTCAGTCCCTACTTGAAGAACATTCTCCCCAAAGCCATCGGCGCCAAGCTGATTCGCAAGATTCAGGCCAATCCGGCGCTGCAGGGCCAGATGCACTCACTCCAGCGACTCCCCATCGGCGATGCGTCACGCCAACGTAGACTCGCGGCCGTTGACCGGGCCGTGCAGCAGTATCTTCCCGACGTAGCGCGAGAAGAGCTGCGCGAGGCAGGGGTGCAGATCGCCAATGCCTCAGCAGCCAAACGCGCCAAGGTAGACGCCCAGATCGACAGCACGAAGAAGACCGAGCCCAAGGGATCGACCGGACCGGCCAGCGGTGGGGGCGCAACGATGACCTCAAGCGCAGCCTTTGACCACGCGCAGACCGAGTGGCAACGAGCCAATCCGGGTAAGCCCTTCGACAAAGTGGCGAGGGAAGCAATCCTTCCTCGCGTTCTGCAGCTGATGACATCTCGGTGAGGGATTAAAGGATTGGCGCGGCGCTTACGCCGCAGATAAGGAATCGCTTTCATGTCCAACATAATCGGCACGGCATCAACGACACAGCAGCTGCAGCTTGAGGCTTTGAACGAAGTGATCAAGCTGCTCATCGAAAAGGAAGCCAAGCTCGACTCCCGCATCTCAGAGCGCGGCTCCATCACACCGGTCTCGCTGCGCAGCTTTCGCCTGCGCTTCCAGACCGCGTTTCCTGGCAACGTCGCCCTGTTCAACCTGGACGGCGGCATTCTGCCCGCCGGCAACTTCTCCCAGTGGGATCAGGGCACACTGACTCCGCTGGCGACCGTCATCCCGGTTGAGTATTCGCGGCTGGTCGACATCATCGGCGAGGGCGGTCCGAAGGTGGTCTCAGAAAACCCGGTCACCAAGACGCTGGCGGATGTGGCTGTGCAGATGGCGAAGAACCGGGACCAGTTCCTGCAGCAGGCGGGTGATGGCAAAATCGGCCAGGTGGATCCCACATACACCGGTGGTGGCGCCAACCCGATTATTCTCACTTCACAGCCTTGGGGCGCGCGCCTGGTGTCGCAGGGTCAGCAGGTACAGGTGATGTCTAACACCTACACCCTGCGCGGCACCTGCTACATCACCAACGTTAACAACAAGCTCGGCTCGGCCCAGTCCATTACCGTGGACGCGGTTCCTGCGGGCACCACGTCTGGCGACTTCATCATGGTCGCGGGCGTGGCGGCGACGACCCCGGTGTTTCTATACGGGATTCCGTACTTCCACAACACGTCGACCACGGGAACGTATCTCGGCATCAACCGGACACAGAATTATGTGGTGGCGAACGGTGTGGCTGCCGGCGGCGCTCCGCTGTCGCTTCCCATGCTGCGCGCGGCGCTCAGCCGCGTGGAGCAGTCGCTGGGCACGGATGCGCTCAAGTCGCAGGTATGGCACGCGCATCCCTCCCAAATCCAGGCCTACGAGGAGATGGGCTTCGCCAAGCAGGAAATCTTGATGACCAACGGCAAGATGCCCGGCTTTGACGGACTCACCGCAAATGTAGGCCAGTTCACTATCGCGGGACGCGAGGTGATGCGGAACATCCACGCCGACCAGACACGGATCGACTTCATGGAGTTCGGTTCATGGCTCAAGGTCGTGTGGGGCAAGGCACCGTTCTGGTTCAAGACCCGCAG